GCTTTCTGCTTGATGTCGTCGCGGCGACCAAGGCGCATGCAGTCGGCCTCGCTGATACGCGAGCGACCGAACATCTTCATCAAGGCCTCTGCCTTGTAGTTCAGGTTCTCCTGCAAGGTCTTGAAGTTGCCGGACTCATGGGCACACTGACCAATAAATGATGCCATACGCTGTGGTGTATTGATTTCATAGCGGGCAAAAACCTCATTCAGAGGTTCCAGCCAGTCAGCAAACAGGCCCAGTTTTTCAACTTGTTCAGCAGTAATCATTTTGTTTCCTTATCTTTTTTATCGGATTTCATGTCCATGATCTTCTCCAGCGTGCGACCGCCGAAGTAGAAGCTCATCACGAGCATACCCCACTGCCCGAGCAGCTCGACATAGCTTCGGTTGGTGTCGTAGTCAAAGGCGCTCATCATGGCAAAAGTGAAGTACCCGCCAAGGATCAGCAACAGAGTCATGGGGCGAATGTTCTTGGACAGCCAAGAGTCGGACGACATGTCGGCCTTGAGCCGGTCGGTCAAGTTGTTCTGCTCGGTCTCAAACAGTTTGGTGTCGTTGGCCATCTTTGCCAATTCACCGTCTTGCTGCATTTTAAGCAGTTCTGCCTGAGCCTTGGCCTTGGCTTCGGGGTCGGGGATCAGCTTGTCAATCAGCTTACCGCCGACATCAAGGAGTGCGGTCAATGGGAGCATTTTCTTCCTCTTTAGGTTGGTCCGGGACGATGGCGTGCGCTGCCGCGCTCACTGCGCGTTTGCCCATGATGCCGCCAATGCCGCCGACGATCAGCAGCACGATGTCGTTGAGCATCTTAGTGTACGCCTGATCTATGGGGGCCATGGCCTTGATAGGCTGCGTCACAAAGGTCACAGAGTACAGCAGAGCACAGACGATGAACGTCAGGATGAGCGTGACGGCCACGACCACAAAAGCCCAAATGCGGACTTCCAAAGCCTCTGAACTTAGGCGTTCGCGTTGCATACTGTTCTCCCATGATTTGGATGAAATCCGTAAAGTACTTCGTATGATTTTCTGCACTTAATAGCTTCATCAATAGTTTTAAAGTTGCCAAGTGCTTTTCGTTTTTGATGCAACGTAATATACGCAGTCCAGCGTTTATCCCTACTATTCCAACTTACGCCGATATGTCCACTTGTATTTGTGCATGGTTTAGCTGCATTGCATCCGTTCTGCACTTTGGTGACTTCGCGTAAATTATCGAGCCTGTTGTCTCCACGATTTCCATTGATGTGGTCGATGTACTCAGGCCAAGCACCCGCTTTCATGGCAAATAGTACTCGGTGCGCTAGATAGGCTTTGCGGAATATAAGTCCTGTTTTATACCCATCCGGATGCTGAGCGTCAAGTGCTCGCTTTCCTGCAAATCGTGCGTTCCAAGCTGACGCCGACCTGTCCGACGAGAAAAACTTTCGATCTCGCGGCTTCCATGTAAGTACACCAGTCGCAGAGTCTGCGATCAAAAACAAGTGTAAGTCTTCAGCGGACAGGTGTTGGCTCGGAGGCTGGTTTGGTTTGCTCAATTTGTTTCTCCAAGACAGGGGCCACCATGTACTCAGGGCAAGTCTGCGTAAACTGGCAGCGAGGCTTTTGGCACTGCTCTTTCTGGAAGTTGTCAGGGTTCTGGCAAAAGTACCGGTACTGCTCTTCACAGCCTGCCAACAGCACAAACAGGGGTATCAATTTCCACATTTGACCTCCCGGCAGTAGTAGACAATTTCAATGCCAACCCACATCAGGGCCACAAAAGTGACAACAGCCAACGAGATGGCCGTATAGAGCTCGATCTGCTCCTTGCGTTTCTTACGAGCCTGTTTGGCTGCGTCTGCGGCCCTGCGGCGCTGGGCCTTGTCGTCCTCGTCCATTTGCTTGCGACGGTTGACAATTTTCTCCCACACGTCCATGTTGTGCGGGAAGAACAGCTGCTTAACTTGCTCCTCGAACTGACGGGCGTTCTCAATGGCCAGCTCAAGCTCGACGGCCTTGCCCATGTTGGAGCCAGCGAATCCGCCTTTGTTGGACTCTTCGAGCACCTTGACCGCATCGGCTTTGGCATCGAAGTATTTGCCCAGCACAGGGCCGAGGCTACGCACGTCATCGACCGTCTTGACGGCTTTCTTGACGAGGTTGACTGCGGCGCTGACAGCCGCTAATGCGCTTAAGGGGTCCATAGAACTTCAACCACCACTTTGGCTGTCCATATCACCAGACCGACAATGAAAATCGCCGCGACAAGAGCCTCGGCGAAGTCCCTCATGTCTTATCGGCTTTGCCGTCCAGCTTATCGAAAATCTGCTTGACCATGGACTTGATCTCAGCTATGTCAGCCCGGTAGTCGTCCTTAGCCACGTAGGTGTGCGGAAGCTCGTTGACCTTGTCCTCCAGCCGCTGAATCGTACGAGTCAGGTTATTGATGACATAGATGGCCAAAAAGCCTGCAACGGATACTACGAGGTTGAAGAGTTGTTGGTTGTCCATGTCACGACTCGGCTGGAATTGGGTTGGCGGATTTTACTCTGGTTGGGCGTCAGCAGGCAATGGCTGATTGCCCTCGGCCAGCCATTTCAGGTACTCGGCGGGTTTGTTTCGTTTCATGTGTGCCATTCTCATTTTCTCTCTGGTTTCTGGGCTGTGTTTACGGCCCGTCATGTGGTTAAGTTCACCTCGTTGGGCATCACCAATACGCTGCTTAGTTTGCTCAGACATTGAGCATCCAAGGCGACCATTGCCGCGACCACGCTTTGCTTCAGAAACTTTAGCGGCAAACTCTGGACCCATTTTACGACCAAGCACCGTAAGACGAACCTTCTCAATATGCTCGGGTGTTAGTTTGCGACCGAGTTTTGCTTGGCGTTGCTTTTCGCGTGTTTCAGCGGAAACAGTGCGTTCACTTCTACGCTTTGACACATCTTCACTAAGCAGCTTTATCGTCCTACCTGTCAGGCGGTAGCCATACTTCTTGATGCCGTTCATGTAGTCAAAAGCAACCGCCATTTTGCCGCCGTACATTTTCCAAAGCATCCAATGAGCAATGTAGTGTTGTCGCAATGTCAGACAGATAATATTGGACGCATCATCGCTACCACCCATGCTTCTTGGCAAGATGTGGTGTTTTTCAAAATAGCCATCAATGCGCTGATTTCTCAACGCATCAATAAACTTTTTGTAGCGATTAAGCTGGTGGCTGCTCATTCTGAGTGATTGGCTCGTCTGCTGGCAACGGAGAGTTTCCTTCACTGACCCATTTTAAATATGCTTGGTAGCATGTGTTGGCGGGGTCGAAGGGGATGAAGGCGTTGTCTGCGATGCGCTTGATGCACTGTGCTGGGCCAAAAGGTGTGTCGGGTTGAAGTTGATACATAGTGTTCTCCATTACAGTTCTGCTGACGCAACCACAGTAACGCCCACCGCTGATGTGGTTCCGATTGAGTTAAACCCTGCCGCGCCTGTTGTACCGGGATTTACAGAGCCAGCAGTTGGCGTCAAAGTAAGCGTTGGGGTCGCTCGCATTTTTTGAGGGAAAACGTATGCGTTGTAAGCTGTGCTTTGGGCCACATAACTGGTAGTTTCGTTGGTGTGGTAATACCGCTGACACAGCGCCAACTCCTGCCCATAAGCCCTGCGCTCAAACGGGGAAGCAACGCTGCCAGCTTCAAGCTGTACGCCTGTGATGTAGAAGGTGGCTCCGTTGACCCCAACAACCGAGACAGCACCCGTCACTGAGCGATGGTCTGAGCTAGTCCATGCGCCCGCAGTGCCGCTGTTGTTGCTGCCCACGCCAAACATAAAGTTCAGGCCCAACCCCCGGCCGTTGTTTGTCAGCCATGCCCCTGATGTGTCGCCGGGGATCGTGACAGTCTTGTATTCCCAAGTGTTTGCTGCGGCAATCGTGTAGCTGAAGGGGTGGCTGCGGTTTGTGGCGGAGTTCTGAATTGAGCCGCCGAACATCCCCGTCAGTGATGAGCGAACCCAGAAGGACACGGTGACGGGCTGCGCGTTAGCGGTGCCCCATCCGAGGTCGGCAACATTGAATCCTTCAACAAACTGCTGATAGCCAAAGAAGTCGCTTGCCAGAAGCGTGTATGCAGAGCTAGAGGTAACGCCAAGGTAGTTTGTAAATCCAGCGGGAGGCGTGACCCCCCCTTGGTTCTGCCCCATAGTGATTCTGGACGCCTGTGAGCCAAAGTAGCGCCAGCGGTCAATTTGATACTCCAACGCTATGGGCGTCACACTCGCCCCAGCATTCCTCTGGTCAATCCGCATGTCGCCGTTGATGATGCGGTTGCGCATGCTAACCGAAGAAGTTGTTCCTACACGCGCTGCAAGCAACGCATCGGCCTCGGCTTTGCGGTACGTATCAATTAGGCTCACGGGCCAGTAGGCGATGGCTTTGAACTCGTCGTTCAGCGCTGCGGCCACGTTCAGGACAACTGTGGAGCCATTGGTCGCAGTGAAATCAGCAGCACCCAGTGCGCTGCCATTGAGAAACACGTCGATGTACCCGGGCAAGTATCCACCCGACGGGCTAAACGTGGTCTGCCCTGCCGTTGCCAGCGATTCTGTGATGGTTCGGACCGTCTGGCCAAATGGTGGTACACCTAGATAGGACATTGGTTACTCCGGTTGTTCAGCAGGCAACGGTTGATTTCCAGCTTCAAGCCAGCGAAGATACGCTTGGTAGCATGTGTTGGCAGGGTCGAAGGGGATGAAGGCGTTGTCAACAATGCGCTTGATGCACTGCGCTGCGCCCATGAAGGTGTCGGGGAGAAGTTGGTACATGGTTTAAAGCTCCGCAGAAAAAGCTATGCAGTTCTGCGCTGAAGAAACAAAGCTCCCTAGCGAAAACGTGCCGTTAAAGTTAAGTCCCAGCGAGGCTGGATTTGAGTAATACGAGCCAGCGAGTGACGAAAGCGAGACACTACCGCCGCCCATTTGAATTAACGCGTTGCTGCCATTCAACAGGGTAGCTGTCGGCGAAGCCCTGAAAATCACAGGGAACGCGTAATTAATGGAGACAATTGACGTATTGACTGTCGCCCCGTAGCCGAACCCAGACTGCTGGTAATACCGCTGACACATCATCAGCTCACGCCCGTAGTCCCTGCGCTCAAACGGGGTTGCAACAGTACCTGCTTCGAGTTGCACGCCTGTGATTTGCCATGTTGCGCCTGCGCTCACGGCAGATGGAGTACCTACCGCCTTTGTACCGTAAGCACCATCCGCAGCGTTGTACGCGCCAGCGCGGGTTGCCCAAACGTTGTTGCTAGACACTTGGAAGTTACTGCCTGCTACCAAGTTAAAACGAACAAACAGACCAGCAGAGTTATCAGTAAGCCATGCGCCAGAGGTGTCTCCGGGAATTACAAAGGTCTTGAACTCCCAAGTGTTTGCTGAGTTGATGGTGTAGGTAGTTGCGTAAGCGCGAGTGCCGTTGTGGTTGCAAAAGCCGATGCTGTTTGCGCCTGTGAAAGATGCCTTGACCCACAGACCAACAGTTACAGCGGAGGCGCTTGCTGTGCCCCAGCCAAAATCAGCGACGTTAAAGCCCTCAATGATTTGAAAGAACGTCGCCTCGTTCTGACTTGTCAAAGAGATTGCAGAACCAAAGGTAAGCCTGACCGAGCTCGTAAATCCAGCCGGGGCGTCTGTCACTCGCTGGGCCGTGTAGTTCACCCCTGAGTTGTTGAAGTTGCCGAAACGGTCAACAGGATAGATGTAGCCCCCACCCGTAGTGATCGTCACACTCGCCCCGGCATTCCTCTGGTCAATTCGCATGTCACCGTTGATGATGCGGTTGCGGAACGACAGTTCTGACCCACTGTTAGCTAGTTTGGGCGGTGTTACTGCGTTAGGTGCTATGGACCGGGTAGTGACAGCATTGTCACCAACCACTGTAGCCACAGGAGCTGCAGGAGTGCCTATATATGCCATAGCTTTACACCAAGTAGCTGAGAACTGCGTCGAGCGCCGAAGCGGTGCTGCCGTAGGCCGTGAGCGAGTCACCGGCTTCAAGAACCAGCTTCTGGTCGCCGCCTACAACTACCAGAGCACCGCCCAGTGGCACCACTGCGTCTTTGACGAGGAACGCGCTGGCCCCGCCGCTCTTGTTGAGCTTCACGCTTGCTGTGACGTTGGCCGTGTTCACATTGGCCAAGGACAAGCCGATGACCGTATGTGTAGTAGCCGCGTCCACTGTATTGCTCACAGTGGTGGGGGTGCCTGACGTGCTCAGAGCCGCAGTGACTTTTGATTTGAATGCCATGATGTCAGCCTAACGCGATTGCCATCGCCGTTGCGTATTCTTGAGCTTCCTGCACGCTGTACACGTTAAGGTTTGTACGCGACGTGGCGACGCTTGTGACATCGCTCAGGTTGGCGGTCGCCTCAAGTTTGTCGTCGTTCAGGTTCGTGAAGTTTGCATCGACCTCCGCGTTGGTCAGCGGAGTGCCTTTGCCAGCGCGGGTAACGATGGTAGTCATGGTTTACCCCAATCAGGAGACTGTGATGGTCCAAGTGATAGCCATGGTGTCGTCTGCGCCCTTGTTCACCACCGCGAACACAGTGCGGCACAGCAACGTGCCGGAGCTCGCCGCATTCAGAATGCCAGCTTCCACAACGCCGCCAGTGCCCACGCCGGGGCCGAACGTCGCAACGTAGGTAACGACTGCACCAGTCGAAATCGCCGAGTCCAGAGCCACACGACCCAGTTCAGAGCCCAGTGCCGTATCGCCGATAGCGGCTGGCGTGCTGCTTGCGCCAATGGCCATGTGGCTCATGGCTGTGGGGGTACCGACCATGCGGGCAGCAATGAATTGTTTGCCTACTGTGACCACCAAGTTCTTGACGGTCATAGATTCTTTGGGTGCGCCGCTCTTGTCAAAGAGCTGGATGTGCAGTGCGCCTGTGGCTTTGATGTCGTCGCTAATCATGATTCACTCCTTAGAACGTCAGGGCGACGCCCACATAGTCTTCGGCAAAATAACTGAAATCACAGTAACCCTGACTGCGCAGCGAGCCCGAGTCCTGTACCGCAACAGATTCTACGCGAGAACCTGTGAAACTTAAAGTCCTATTGTCTGACACCATGGTCACGTTGGAAATTCCGCGTGTCAGGGCAATACCGAACCCATCCTCGGCTTCCATGCCGTCGTTCATGGCTACCCCGTCCGCCAGCAGCTTCTGGTGGTCAAACACCTCAGTGTGGGGCGTAGTGAACGTCTCCGCCAGCGCTTTGGCTACAGAAAACGACTGATCGTCAGCCTCAGTAACAGTCTCCACAAACTCACGGTTGAATCCCACTACGCGGCTGAACACGTCAGCAAGACTCAAATTGTCGACTTGCGGCTTTGTCAGGGCGTAGACGCTGTCTTCTGCAGTCGTAACGGAATCAGTGAATGGTTTGGTACTGCGCACAACCGCCGTGTCAGTGACCAAAAATGTTTCTGCCAGCAGCTTGTAGAAGCCGTTGGTGTCGACGAATACGCCAACAGCAAGGTCTATGTAAGCAATGCTGGTGGCTGGTGCTACGTACTGTACGCCAACAACTGGATCAACCGCTGCAACGCTTACACGCGGCCTAACCCGCGACACCGCTGCCGACGTGTCATTGTTGTTGACTTCGATTCCCATCAGAAGTCCTCACGGACCTTAAATTTTAGCAAGTCGTACACGGTCTGGATTTGACCATCGCCGAATATGATCTCGATCTCGCCTTCATAGTCACCCGGGGCACCTTCCAGCATTTCAGGAGCGGTGGATGGGTAGAACGCCACAACACCATTGACGCCGTCTGTAACTGTCCCAGTGACTGTGGCAGTCAGGGTAGTCGCACCGGCAGCGCGAAACTCAAGCGCACAGTGGCACCTGAGATGTTTATGGGTAGGCCAGTGGTATCGTCTTTGATGGTGCAAACCAGCACCGGGCGGGTGTCGCCCTGAACCAATTTAATCTTTTCGGTCATGGTGGTTCCTCAAGCTGCTGGGCGCTGACGCACCATCATGCGCACGCCACGAAAATCTCGGATGCGGGCGTTTGTTATCGCCCGCTCATACAAACCCTTGTGCATGCCAGCCAGTGCTATGTCGGACCATTCTTTGCCCGGTGTCATGGCCAGCTGTGCAATGGCACCACTGACGATGGTGTCTGCCCAAGTCTCGTAAATCCAGTTTTCCACGCCAGTGCCGTTGCGATTGGGCTTCAAGACGGCGTAGACCTTCAGTGAGGTACGGGCTTCGGGAGTTGGGAAGATGCGAATGCTATTGTCGGCCTGAATCCAGTACTCGCGTGGCTCACCCACCTCGGACAACTTCTCAGCGCCGATCAGGCGCAGATCAGTGCGAGTCAGCGTGGCTTCACCGTACACCACGGAAATCACGTTCTCCACAAGTCCAGTGTCGGTGTCTAAGTCGTAGTCAACTTGGTTTGGGGCCACGTAGATAGCGTCAATCTGCTCGCGCCACAGATACGTGCGGGCGAAGAAATCAGCCGCCGTCGAGGCCAAATACAACCGCATAGACGCGTTCGGGCACCCGGGCAGGTGTGGAGAAATCAGTGGTAGGAAGTCATCCCAGATTTTGGCCATTAGGCAACTCCCGGCTGCGAGGCAGCGTTGGCTTGGGCGGCTACACCCAGTGAGCTTTGGAAGGCTTGGTAGTGCGCGATAGCGCGAGCTGCGTTACCTTGCTGCTCAGCATCTTTAGTGTACGCACGGTACAGCATATAGTCCAGCAGTGAGTTCGCAAATGTGTCGTCAATACGGATCGTCTCTGCCGTAGCCAAGTTGTTCAGTTGAACGTCAGTCAACGCATGCGGTGTGGGTACCTGCGCATACGACACTTCGAGCTTGGAAGCTGCCGTAGCTGGCGGGTAGACCAGAAACTCTTTGGGTTGACGCGCATCGAACATGTACTCTTCGACGCTCACAGTTGGAGTCTCTGTGTACCAGCCCTTGCGCTGGTCATCCAGTACACGGCGGTCTACAAGGCGCACAGCATATTTGTTGGATGTAGTCGCAGTGTTGCGCAGCACAGACACAAGGCGCGTCGCGTTGGGGAATACAGTGGTCAAAACTTGTCGCGGGCCTGCCGCGCAAGTGAACTCGCCAGTGAGGGTGTTGGAGTCAGGGCGAAAAATCAAAGTTTCGCGGTACCCATCGTTGAGCCACCACTGCAGTTCAGACAGGGTCCACCGTACAGAATCCTCATCTTGGAGGATTGTTTTTGCCCGAGCGATCAGGTCAACGACTTTTACGGTGGCCATGGTCTACCTCACAGTTCAGGCTCTACATCAGCCAATTCTACCGCAACGGGCTCTGCAGGTACATCTTTTGGCTTGCGGGTCTTGACCGGCTTAGCGGCAGCTTCAGCCACAACCTCATTGGAGTGTTTGTTGGCCAGCTCTTGACCTTGCTCTGTCAATGTCCAGCCGTCGCCTTCCATGCGAGCCAAAACAACAATGCTGCCATCCACGGTTGCGCGGATTTTGTGGCCGAGGACTTGGCCGTTCAAGCGGTCCATCAATTCAAGTGCGTTCATGTGTTCTCCAAATGTAAAAAGGGGCTCCGAAGAGCCCCTTTATTGTGCCACCGATCAGGTTGCAGAGCCAACCTGAGCAACCACGAGGGCTTCAGGCTTGACAGTCTTGCGACCGTACACAGCCAGACCACGGACGATGTCGCCGAAGTCAGTCTGGTTACGCAGAGGCTCAGTCTTGTTCACGGTCATGGCGAAAGACATTGCAGCCTTTGTGCCAGCAACCATGGTACGACGGGCCTTGGCGTTGGTGACAGCACCACCGGTAGCTGGGTCAGACAGACCGGCAACCAGAGCCTTACCAGCAGCGCCTTTTGGCAGCAGGTTAGACACGTACACAGTGAAGCGGTCCAACATACCGATCTTGCCGCTACGGATGGTCGACTGAGCGTCGCCAGTGAAGTAGGCTTGAGCGATGTTCGACTGCATCAACAGGTGACGGTCGTAGGGGCTAATCAGCAACCAGCGGCCATCTTCAGGCACGTTCTGCTCATCCAGCACTGTGGACATGCGCAGAATTGCGTTCAAGACGTTTTCTGGAGTTGCTTGGTCGATGGGAGCTGTGTCTGTGCCCAAGTTGTAGGCGGCAGAGATAGCACCAGCGGTAGCGCCTTCGTTGGCAGCGGCAGGGCCTTCAGTGACCATGTTGTTGAAGAACACTTCGTTTTCGATGGCGATCTTCAACTGCTTGGCTGCGTCTTCTGTGAACATGTTCATCAGGTTCATATCGGACTGATAGGCCAGCACGTCGTTGACTTGCACGCCGAAGTACTTGCCCTTGTTCACTTGCATATCTTGGAAGATAGGAGTGGGGACTTCGTACGACAGGCTTTGGCCAACGGTGTAGTCGGAGATGCTGATCGAAGGAGCCAAACGGATACGGATGGTATCGCCTTGGTTCTTCAACTCACCTTCGTAATCGGTGTTAGCGATTTCCGACAGCATGGTGTTCTGGTAGAACTTAGCCAGCAATTTGCCGGACCACAGGGTGGGGATGAAAGCGCCGGAGTACGATGGGTTCGTGTTGAACGGCGATTGGACGGGATAAACAGCAGCCATGATGGCCTCCTAAAAGTTACAGGTTGGGTGACGCTTTACCCATGGATCACGCGGTTACGCGACCTTCCATGAACGCTGCATCAATTTCAGCTTCAAGTTTCTTTGCCTCTTCGACGCGCCCTTTGACACCCAGATCAGTCGCCTTGCGGAACATCTTTTCGATTTCTGCGTTGGTGTAAATCTTACCTTTTTGAGAGGTAGGAGGTGTACTTGTGGCACTACGATTCGGCTGAATTTGACGCTCAAGCTCTTCGGTTTTGTCGGCGGTGGGCTCTACGGGTTTGGTGCTCTGCTTGAACAACGAAACGTAGTGTGCTACCCCTTCAGCGTCGCCTCGGTTGAACGCTTGTTGTGCAACAGTGGCTCGTGGGGCTCGGAGCAGCGGGTCTACTTCGTTCAGCCAAGCGATCCATTTGGGATCAGCGTTGACGGTCTCAAAGTCCGGCACCATACGGTACAGGCGCTGCTCAAAACTGGCTTCAGACACTTGGGTACCGGTGCTGGTCAACTGCTCGCGCAGCTTCTCATTTTCGGCACGCATGGCGTCTAGCTCACCACGAAACTCTGCTGCCACTTCGCGGGCAACTTTGCGCTGGACCTCAATCAGGTCCGAACCAAATGCTTCAACATCAGCATCAGTCACCAACTTCTCAGCAACTGCGGGCTTTGCTGGCTCAACCGGCTTGGTCTCTGCGGCTTTGCGGAGGGCATCCACTTGGGCCTTGAGGTCACGCAGGTCAGCGTGCAAACGAGGAACTTCGGCGTCGTACATGCCCTTGAGGGTTTTGTACTTCTGCTCCCATTTCTCTTCCGCAACGACTGGTTCAGTCGGTGTCGGCGTTGGCTCAACAGGCTTTGGCTCTGCAGGCGCGGGCTGTGGGTCTTGGGGAGGCTCTGCTGGAGTTGGCGCAGGGTCTGCGGGGGCAGGGTTTTGCGCGTCGTTCAGCTGCTTTTCCAGTGCTTCCAGTTCACGTAACTGAGCTTCTACTTGTTTAGGCAATGCCATTTCAATTTTCCTTAGAGCTCCAACTCTGCTTCAGGCTCCTACTGCGGTCTGCCGTTCACATAATGGTTTGCTTGGACTACAAAAATCGGATCACTTGATCCGGTCGAAGACCTCTGACGATTTTTCAACCGCTTCGAGGAAATCTGATAAGACTTGGGCCTGACCTTGGAGCCGGTGTATGCGGTGCGGTTCCTCTGCGACCATCAAAGAGGTTTTGACCTCTTCGAGTTTCGTCCGAAACAACGCCAACAGCGGCTCGTTTTCTTGCAGCTTGCAGCGGATTAGCGCTTGCATGTGCTGCCGGTCAGGCTTTTGGCCTACAAAAATCTTCATGTGTGGATTCTATACAACAAATTCACAGAAAGTCAAACACCATTGGGGCGTGGTGAAATCATATTTCCTTCACGACCACCAACTTGGCTGCCGTCAGGCAACATATTCTTCGGTGCTGGGCCCTGAGTCATGCCCGGAGCGCCGCCTTGGAGCTCGCCTGCGATCATGGCCAGTTGCTCTTGAAGCTGCGCATTTTGCTGCTGCAGACTCTGCATAGCTGTAAGCGTTGGGCGGTCTGGCACGATACGGTTCACGTTGCCGCTCAGGTTGCGGGCCTGCTCGCGCAAGAGCTCTGCCGCGCCGTCCATACCCACGATCTGCTGCGCCACTGGGCTGTTAAGCACCAGCGTCAGGAACTCGTTGCGGCGAATAGCCTCGGCTTCCTTGACCACCAAACTGGTTGCGCCCTTGGCCACGGCCTTGACGTCACCGATCAGGTCTGGGTCTTTGCTGTAACGCAGGTTGTCTTGGTACAGGCGCTCGATGGACGGCACGATCACGCTGCGGTCGATGTTGCTGATAACCTGCTTGATACCCTTGCCAGCGTTGGAGATCAGCATGGACAAGCCAGACGACGTGCGGCCAGCCCCGGGGGAGCTCTCGCCAGTCATGTAACGTGGGATCATGGTGTCCTCATCAGCACGGGCGCTGAACTTCTCGAACACGGCCATGAGCTCGTTGGCGTTGCTCTGTGGCTGGAAGAACTGCAGCGGCTGCGAGCCGTCGTTGAACTCCGAGCTCTGGAACTGCCAGATTTTCCAAGGGTACATCTCGGTGATGTCTTCGCCCGGTGGCAGGCGCGACACGTTCACGCCGACTTGAGGGCCGGAGCTGATACCCATGTTGTTGGCCAAGCTGCGGGCAGCGGCGTTCACCATGTTCTGCGAGTCGCGGCACAGGTCAGCCACGCCCTTACCGGCCACAGCGCCGGGGACTTTCTCGTATGAAGTCACGTAGTACGGCTTGCGGCCCAGCGGATCGTAGTTCAGCACAGCGCGGATCACAGTCGAGCCGACCAGCCACACCTCGCAAGGGTAGTTCAGGTCTGGGTCCGGAATCTCTTTTTTCGAC